ATATGTTAGATGCAGAGTGCAGCGCCTGTGGCGCTTTGCTTACTGCTCCATGTTTGGCGGACCTTAATGCCTAAGTATGACTTTCGTTGTATCAGTTGTAATGTAATATCTGAAACGCTACTTGCCTTTGATGAAAGCCATGTCGCACCTAAGTGTACCTTGTGTGGTGGTGATACAATCCGTGTGTACTCTCCGCCCGCGATACAGTTTAAAGGCTCTGGCTTTTATAAGACAGGCGGATAGTTTTCTTGGCTGATGGGGAAGCGGTCAAGGAAAGGGCGCGGTAGTTCAATGGTTAGAACGCAAGGTTTTCAACCTTGTAATCAGGGTTCAATTCCCTGTCGCGCTACGGCGGTGTAGTTGAGGGTCGGTTCGCGCATGCCCTCGCCAAGCCTGTACTAATAGCGAACAATGTTACAGGGCTACACCTAACCACATTAGAAAAGCAAAAAAGCCCCCGCTAACTAGATTTCTCTAGCGCGGGGGTTTCTTTGTGTCTTAAGACTGTATTACTTTGAGCCTAGCCCAAAATCATCGTCATGCTTGTCAGCCCACTTGATTGCAGGTCCTGCGATTGCACCGATAAGAACAGCATAGTGTGGTGCCATCTCAGTAAGGAGTGCTACTCCCATAACAATGGCTGATGCTGCTACTGCATGAAGGTAAGACTTAATAGCCTTCTTATGCTTGTCAGATAGTTTAAGTTTCATTTGTTTTCCTTTTTCTTTGGTAGGGGTTTTACCTTTGCAACAACCTTTGCTACTGCCTTTGGTTTACCTAGCCATGGAAACCATGGAGAAGTATCGGTAGCCATAGCGGAGTTAATAGAAATATGAAGGTGCTTGTTATGAGGATTACTCCCAGAGTATTTCCTATTTCCTTCTCTGGCTTTTGGTCTGCTCCAGATTTTGCCTTGGAAAATAAGGTACGAGACACGCTTATCCTCCTTTAACTTTTCAAATATATCTGCGCAGTCAATGCCACCCTTAGGGTCGTGTGTTAAATCAACAGCAAGTCCTGTGTTGTGGTCTGAATCAGGACTCTGTTTTACATGAGCAGCCGATGGCAGAAGTCCATCGCTGGCTTTCTTGCGCCTCGGAAACAACGCCGTTGCTTGGCGCAATACAGCAATCGCAGCAGGCGTGGCTTTCTTGACAACAGGTTTCATCTTTGCTCATTTCTTTAACGCTTCTTTTACGAGGTCAGTTAGGAACTCAACTTTTTCCTCAAGCGAATTAACTTTATCTTTTAAACTGGAGCCAGAATTCGGCTTAAGTTCGTATAGGTAATGCTTTACTAACCATCTTACGGCTGCGGTAAAACCTCCAACGATAGTTGTTATGGCAACGGCTAGTGCTAGCCAATCAGCAGGAGTCATCTCTTATCCTTATAGTTTAGACAACGGTACGGGCGACTATGTTCACAATTCCACCGTAGCCTGAGAAGCCTACTTGAGGAGGAGTTGTTCTTGTAAATGTAACTTGCTCTACCACCGCTTCGGTAGGTTCGCCACCAGCGGTGAAGTCCTGGATGATGACAGTCTGACCCTGTGCTTCTAGTTGTTCAAGGGCTTGGATTCTTGATAGCGCATAGCCATCAAAGCCAACTATCTGTCGGTTTCTATCTGTCTCTTTGTCAAAGCAAAGGATAGGAATCTGTAGTACGCGAGCGCGAGTAGGTGTAGGCAGAGCCTTGATAGAGTAACCAAGCATAGTCGCGCCAAGCGAAGTATCAGTAGAGTTACGGTTAAGACGGAAGGTGAACTGTGCTTCGGCTCCAACATCTGTAAAGACAGAAGCAAGGTCGTAGTCGTAGATTTCTGTGGTGCCTTCGGTAACTGTCTTGAACGCTTCGTTAACACCATTGACTGTCCTTAGAATATCTATGTCACCTTGTAGCACACCATCAAAGCGAATCTTCAAACGCTTCCATGCTTTGTTTTCAAAGGTATCAAAGCGGACAATACCGACTGTGAACTGACCAGACTCTACGAGTTTATCTTCTTCTTCAATCCACAAACCAGAATCTTCTACAGTAAATGCTTTGCGCCCATCTGGAAGGGTTGCAATGGACCATACAGCCCCCGTTGTAGAGACGGCATAGACATCCTTGGCATAGGCATAACCACCTGTTGATAGGGGTGAGCCAAGGTTAAAGCGGATAAGTCCTGAGTAACCATCAACTTGTCCAGCCACGCCTGCCCAGACAAACTCATTGCGGGCTGTGAAGGCATAGACATTGCCGTTAGTCTCAAAGATAATTGGTCCATAAGACAGATTAGAGTTATCGTCAACTATAGCCACACGCACTCCCTGGCTAGTGCCAACCATTACGAAGGTACCAAGGTAGCCATAGAGTGATGTCAGAATCTCACCTCGTGGAAGGATGAGGACTGTGGACATTGTGCTGAGTGTGCCAGCAGTATCAACTGTAATCTTAAAGGCTAAGCCCTGGTCGCCTGAGTAACCGCCGACATAGATAGCACCGCTTGACTCCGTGACTGCGGTAAAGGTAAAACCAATAGGCAGGGTAGTAGAACCGTTGACTGGAGTAAGGGTGCTGAGGTTGATGCTTGAGCCTGTGTTACGGTTTAGTTCATAGACAAAAGTATTCTTTGCTGTGTCAGAGAAAGCAAGGATAAAGCGCTGCTTGACATAGCCGATGTTTGCAGTAACAGCGTTGGCTGTGTTGATTGCATAGTCTTGGTGCAAGGCAGGGGTAGCCTCATCAAAGGAGTAACGCCATACCTTAGTTGGTGTAACCAACATCAAGTCGTTACCACCCATAGCACCGTAAAGGATGTTCTCAGTAATCTGAGTATTGTTTATGATAGTGGTTTCTTGCCCGTCTGATACTCTGATTCTTAAGACACGAATAGACTCAGTAGATGCACCAGTTACTTTGATGAGGTAGTCAACCCCACCGATGGTTGTTGAGAATACGCCAGCACGGGAGGCTGAGCCTTCCTGTAGGTAGGTATCCTTAAGGAGTTTAATCTGTCCTGGCTCCCAGATGTCTAGCCCTACGCTATCTACATAGCGGAAGCGAACTTCCTCTGGAGTTCCAACGATTGGCTCTTGGTATGTGATACCTGCGCCAAGGTGAAAGGATGACTGACTTCTAATCCAGTAACCAGAACCAGAGAGCGACTGCTCACCTGGGTCACGCGAGTTATCAAAGCGCTGAGTACGAAACTCTGCAGTCTGACGGCGGTAAGGTGTCTGGTCTGTGATGGCATAGATAAACGGAAGCGAACCAATAGCCACATCGAACTTGTATGTGGTTGGGTCATAGTATGCGGAGGCGCGACCTGAAAGGTCTATAATCACGCGCTCGGATATATCGGGCGGTCTGCTCGTAGCCATGCTTCTCCTTATTTAAGACATAAAAAATAGAGCAGTTTACACACATGCTCAGGTGAATTGTTTAATTGTTTAGAGTGCTGCGATTTCGTCAGCAGTCAAACCAAGTGCTGCCAACTTTGCTTCGGCTGATGCTTTTGCCTCTGCTTTTGCTGCTGCTTCTGCTTCTTCCGCTGCTCTGCGTGCAGCATTTGCAGCCTGTGCTGCTTGCCACTCTGCTGTTTCTTCTGCTGTAAATGGGCGGGTAATTGTTTCGCCTGTTTCGCAGTTAAACTCGTTCCAAATTAATTCTGGTGTTGTCATTGATTTCTCCTTAACTAGATTTGATTCCGTATAACGCTGCTGAACAACCTTGTACAAAAGTACCATTTATTGTAATGCTTGTTATTGCACTTGTGTAACCTGGATATACACCAGAATCTTGGTTGTCATACATTGGAGCAGAAGGATAACCGCTGCTTCCAGAAGTCCAATAACATTTGATTCCATTACCTGCATAGGATGGAAAGTATGCGATATTCATAGGAAAATATCCTGCTGTAGCATTATTGTAAACAGTAGTAAATTGACCAGGATAATTTCCTGCTCTGTCGCCCCCGCCCGTGCCACCCATATAGATACCACTTGCACTTGGAGAACCATTTAATGTCCAGCCAGCATCTGCCCATACGCTGCTAGAACCATCGTACCTTAATGTGGCAATTAGAACTAGGTCCTGATATGTTTGAGGTATTGAAGTAAATGCAAAGTTATTTTGAGTTGCACCTGTAACATCTTGACGACCAATTAAGGTCCAAGTTGGGTTCGGCATAGTTAAGCCACCAATCCGTAAATAGTTGTTGCACTTCCAGCAGCAAAATTGTTAGTAAACTTTAATTGATTAATTGCTGTGCCAGTAGTTTTCCATTGCCCACCCCAAATTGCATTGGATTGACCAGATGTATTATATCCACCATTTCTTGCAATAAAGTTTTTTTGACGAGAAGTTGAACTATAATTCATAATAACAGTTGTTGATACCGAAAAGTAACTTGTATCAATAGCGCCAACTAACATGCCAGTAGTGCTAACATTTGAACCAGTACCATAAGCACCTGAGTTATTAGCGCCAAAAAACTTGTAAGTATAATTAGTTCCAGTATCGTAACTATTATTTCCAACTTGCAAGACAAGGTTATCTGGACCAGCGCTCGAGAGTAACCCATAGTTTACAACTATTAAATGTGTATAGGTTTGAGGTATTGAGGTAAAAGCATGTGTTCCAGAACCAGTAAATGTTGCTAATGGTACATAGGTTGCTGTAGGCATAGTCTCTCCTAGTTATATCCGTAGATGTCAATTTTAGAACCAGCAACAAAATTACCAGCACCATATCCAAAAGTAATTGAATTAATAGCAGTATTAGATACTGTCCAAGTATGATAACCAGTAAATATCTCTTGACCCTGCGGAGATACTGCTGTGTAATATCCGTGAATTTGTTTTAATGGTCCACTTGTTGCAGAGTAATTAAATATGTCCATCCAGCCAGCACCAAGATAATCGCTAGTTGCTGACGATGCTGTTGTACGCATTGGAAAAACGCTAGTTGTTGTAGCGTTTCCGCTACCCCAATATGCTCCATAGTAATCGTTTGAACCACCACCATTTAACCGTATTTGGCAGTTATCAACGGAGGTGCTTCCAGCATCTGTACGCCCAGTATAATAGATGCGAAGATTCTTATATGTTGATGGAATACTTGAAACTGTAATTGTATTACCCGTTCCAGTTCCACTACCAATATAAAAGAAATCGTTATATAAAATTACAGCAGAGCCATCCCAAAAGTCAGCGCTCTTTACGCCTGTCTTAATACTGGACCTAGAGAAAAAACGAACTGACATTATGCCTCCAAGAAATTATGTGCCTGATTGGTGCAATCCCAAAGGCATGTATCTTCGTTAATGGTTGCTTCTTCATGGCACTTAGGCGGGACAAAGGCATCACGAACTGGGTCATAAGAGTACCCAATTCCTGCGTAGTTCTTACGGATACTTGCATTGTAGGAAGTTTGCTTCCAGTTAGAGTATCCACTTGACCACTCAGTTAAGAAAGCAATACCAGATGCTTCTTCATTAGATGCATCAAGTGCATCGTTGCTTACAACATTAACTTCAAGGACTATGTTGTTTTCATCCAATTTAGCAAAGTGTGCCATTAGAAAGTGATACTTCCATTTCCTGTAAATTTGTAATATGTGTATCCACCAGTTTCATAGCGAGTTGGTGAACCTGTAGTTGCAGTTGCAGTTACAGAACCGCTGCATCTAAGCAAAACAATTCCAGAACCACCATTACCACCTGCTTGGTCGTTTCCTCCGCCACCACCGCCAGAACCTGTATTTGCAGTCGCGGCAGAACCATTTGCGCCAGATGCACCATTTCCGCCACCACCTGCGCCACCTGTACCACCGCCAGAATAATTACTGCCACCGCCACCGCCACCTGCTAAGTAGCCACTTGCTCCTGATGATGTTGCGGAAAGCCAAGTAGAAAGAGTTGTTCCAGTAATTGCATTTACTCCAGCGCCACCGTTTCCTGGAGATGAACCGCTGTAACTTGCACCAGCAGCACCAGCACCACCACCGCCACCTCCAGGGCGAGGTCCATCAGGACCTCCATTTCCGCCAGCATTTCCATAGAAAGAAGTTGCGCCTACGCCTGTTTGTGTTGAAGCACCACCCGTACCTGAACCACCACCAGTATTACCAGCACCACCACCGCCAGAACCGCCAGATGCGCCATTTACTGTAGATGAACCACCACCACCTCGACCACCGCCGATTGCTGCAGTTAATGTAGAGCCAAAAGATGAGTTTGTGCCTGATGTTCCGTTGGAGTATGCGGCACCACCAGTTCCTCCACCGCCAACGGTGATTGAATTAGAAACACCATAACTTGCAACTGAATTTGCAAAATATATTAAACCCCCAGCACCACCACCGCCTGCATCGGTACCAGAACCTGCACCACCACCCGCTACAAGTAATATATCAACTAATTGTCCATATACTGTAGTTTGGTCCCAAAAGCGAGTGTACTTTGGCAACGCCTGAGAAAGCCGAGAGTTGCTGAATCTTGATATTGCCATAGTGTTTAAACTCCGTTAGGTTAATTAAGCGATTTCTGAACCATAAACATTGAAAGCAAGGTTTGCAGATGATGCATATACTGTGATTACATCTGCTGCATTGAGTGTTAAGCCAAGGGTAAGAGCAGTTGTATCGTTAGCAGCAAGTGCTACATCGTATGCAATGTAATGCTGGTTTGCTAGCGTTGCTCCATCTGGGCGTACCGCAATGCGGTATGACACGGCAGAGGCTGATAGGTTAGCCACGGTAATGGTTGAAACTACTGTCTCTGTTGCTGATGGTACTGTGTATGCTGTTGTCGCTGTAGTGGCAGAAGGGTTAACCTGAGCCAATACCTTGTAAGTTGTTGCCATTGTTTCTCCTTATTACATCCCGCCGAAAAGTAGGGCGGTAGGGGTTGGGTCCGTTGTGATTGCTGCCCACGAAGCAGAGGTTCCGTTTGTGGTCAGGTATTTACCTGTGTTGCCAGTTTGCGAAGGTAGTGCATCCACCACACCCCATGACGATGTTGTGCCATTGGTTGTGAGGTACTTGCCGTTTTGTCCAGTTTGTGATGGTACCACATAACTAGAAGTTGTGTCTAAAGACACAGTAACTGTGCCACTTGTTCCGCCACCTGATAGACCAGTACCAGCGGTAACTCCTTGAATATCTGCAGATGCGTTGTCTGCGTTTGTTCTTGCCTTTGACATTATGCTCCCATCAAGAGAAGTGGATTGAATCCAGCCTCGGCTGTGGCTGACCACTTGACACCGAGGCTTTGGGTTGAGTCGGCAGTAAGAACATATCCGTTAGTGCCGACAGGTAAACGCCCTGCTATGTCATTGGCGCTGGCAACAATTAAGTCACCCTTAGCCTCAAAGATTGAGGACACCAAAGCGTTGACTACGCTGAACGGAGTGAAGATAAGAATTTCTACAATGTCGTTGGCAACCAGCGCTGGCGATAGACCAGTAATGCTGCTGCTTGATGCCTCTGTGTAGTCCACACCTGGCACGAGCATGACACCGTTAAGGTATAACTGCTCCCATCCAACTGTGTACTGCAGAGATACGCCGTAATCATCGTTACCGCTGAGGCTAGTCTCGCCACCTGCAGCCGTCTTAATCCAGCGGGTCATCGAAACATTTGTAGTGATTGCATCCCAAGCGGAGCCATCCCATACATACATTTCAGAGTTGTTAGAGTTCCAGTAGAGCGCACCTACGATAAGTGGGTTGCCATCGTTATCTACTGTAGGCGGTGTTGTCTTAGCGCCAAGGTAGCGGTCATCAAATGAATCCCAAGCAGCCTCTGCCTGAGTAGCAGCACTTGATGCAGAGGTAGCACTTGATGCTGCGCTAGTCGCGCTAGTGGCTGCAGCGCTAGCAGATGTGGCTGCAGCGCTGGCTGAGGATGCTGCGCTAGTTGCTGATGTTGCAGCAGCCGATGCGCTTGTTGCTGCGCTGGTAGCGCTAGTTGAAGCAGCGCTCGCTGAGGCAGCAGCATTAGCCTCTGATGTCGCAGCAGCAGCAGCGGAGGCTGCAGCAGCCGTTGTAGAGGCAGCAGCCGATGCAGCCGAGGTAGCAGCAGCACTTGCTGATGCAGCAGCGCTTGTGGCGCTTGTGGCTGCAGCAGATGCTGAGTTAGCAGCAGCCGTAGCATAAGAAGCGATTGTGGCTACAGAGGCAGCAGCAGCGCTTGCACTTGCTGCAGCACTTGTAGCAGAAGTAGCAGCAGCGGTAGCGCTGGCTGCAGCGGATGTGGCGCTAGTAGCAGCAGCGGTAGCACTAGCAGAAGCAGAAGTAGCAGATGTTGCTGCAGCACTTGCTGATGTTGCAGATGCTGTAGCGCTATTGGCTGCAGCGGTGGCAGAGTTGGCTGCACTTGTAGCACTTGTTGCTGCAGATGTAGCACTTACGGCAGCCGATGCTGCGCTAGTTGCTGCAGCGGTTGCTGAGCCAAGGATTGAATCTACATAGTTCTTTGGAGTTGCAGATGAGTCAACCATGCCTGCGCTAGACAAGCCAGTAATAACTGGGCTACCTGAAATGGTAGGGCTAACAAAAGTTGCGCTAGATGCTGTGAAAGAACCTGTAAAGGTACCTGCAGAGTAAGTCTTATTGGTAAGGGTCTGAGCCTTTGATGTACCAACAATCACACCATCGCCAGTAGCAATACCGTGAACATGTGTCTGATTGGCAGCAATCAAAATTGTTTCATCAATGTCATAGCCACGGGCTGCGATGTGGTTTTCTGATTCACGGAAGTCACGACCAGAAACACCATGTCTTACGACAGCACCTGCAGAGTGGGCTACAGCCTGTGTATTGTCAGAGCCACGGGTTACAGTAAGGGTTGTTCCACTACCTGCGGTAACGGTGACAACTTCTTCCTTAGATGTATCAGGGTCAACAAGAAGTGTGTATGGGTAAGATGTTGGGAAACCAGATATTGAACCAACGATAAACGAGGTGTTTGATTGTCCCTGTGATTGTGCTGGGATGGATGAGCCGAGCGCGGTTTCTACTGCTGTAGAGGAGTAATACCGCGCTGGTGAGCCTGGGTCGCCTGCTGCCATTTATGCTGCCTATCTCTGGTAGTGGGAACGAAGTGGATGTTGACGGCGTTGGTTATCCGCTACTTCATTTAAACGCTGTTGGTAGATGTTGTATAGGAATCGGGAAGCGTTCTGTCCTGAACCTACTGGTGTTACACCGTCAAGCACATCTGCTGCTGCAGACTGTGGACCAAGGCGTGATGGGTCTAGGAACGAAACCATACGGAAGGCTGCGCCATAGATGACGACATCTTCTGAGTATGAAGGTAAGCCTGTAACTGTTGCGTAGTCAGAGTTTTCATCTGTAAGCAAGGTAGGGCGCTTCTTGTATGTCACATGGACTGTCTGCCCTGGAGTAATACCTGCATAGATGCTGATGCTCTTTGTACTTGTAAAGGCATCGCTATCTGCAGAGTGGTCAAGGGTGTAGCCACGGACTGGGAACCACTCGCGTGATGGACCTACTGTTGAGTAGGTTACTCCGAGCGCTGCCTGAAAGTCTGCTGGCAAACTGTATGTGGTACGAGCAGCGATGAAGTCAAAGTCTGTTGAGCCAATAGCAAATATCATTGGGTACATAGCATCAATGGTGTTGTTAATAGCCTTCTTGATTTCTGCTCGTGGAAAGATTGGGCTGGCTGTAACCTTGGCATTGGATGAGTGGGCTGCTGCAGTAGTACCGCGCTGACCACGCCCCCAAGGAGCAAGGCTAAGTGTGTTAGCCACATTGTCTGTTGTGTTAACAAAGACAATCTCATCATCAATCTGGACAAAGCCACGACCCATGCCACTTGCATCTGCCACATTGAGTGTGGTTGTAGTAGAAGTAGCAGAGGTGGTTAGCCAAGAGGTTGGCTCAACATTGTCTGTGTAACCATGGAGTACAGATTCCACGCGTTCAATTAACTGTGCATAGGTACTCATAGGTTAATGCTCCTTAGGGCAACTACTGCCGATAGTCCGCTAGTGCTAGCAAGTTCATTGCAGATAGCGTTTAAGTCTTTGTAGTTATTAGGCTGACGAGATGAACTAGCCTTGTAATTGAGGGCAGCAATAAGACCCAAGCCATTGGTACCAGCCCATGCATTGGCAGCACCTTGTTCAGATTCGTATGCTGTCATTACTGGATAGGTACCACCATTTGCTAAACGATTGAGTTCGTCTGCTAGTGAACTTCCTGCTACTCCTGTTGCCATTACTTAGCCTTTCGCTTCGCTGCTGCGTTATCTACAAGGTTTGGATATGGTCGCCCAGCCTTCTTAGCCATAGCCTTAGCCTTGGCTTTCTGTGCTGGTGTTAAAGGCGTTGACTTTTTATTAGGATTCTTTGTGTCCCAAAATGCTTTCTTCTTCACCACTTCACCTTGTCCGCCCAGTACGCTGCAGACATCTTGCCTTTGGCAATGTTCTTGGCGTGACGGGCTTTAAATGATTTCTGACGGGCAGTAGATTGTCTGTCTCCTGTGACACCCTGCTGACCAAAACGGATTGTCTTTACTTCTGAGCCTGACTTGGCAACCACCACATGAGACTTGGTTGGGTGGCTTGGTGTGCGCTTAGGCTTGTTAAAGCCTGACACTCCTGCACGGGCTAGCCGTGGGTCTTTCTTGGCTGGCATTACTTCTTCTTCTTTGCCATCTTTGCTTCGCTCATTGCGATAGCAACTGCCTGCTTCTTAGACTTAACAGCAGGTCCACCCTTGCCTGACTTAAGGGTTCCACGCTTGTATTCGCCCATGACCTTAGCGACTTTCTTCATTGCTGCTTTTTTCTTCATGGCTTAGTCCTCGTAATCATCTTCCATCTCAAGGCGCTTGCCTGTTGGCACTTCGCCAATGCGCTGGATAGGCTTGTTGTATTGCGCTACATTTGCTGCAGGTGGAGCAGAATTAACTTTTCTACCGCCTACACCGTATGGACTTACTGTTCCGTAGCATCCGCACTTAATGCACATTTCTGCTCCTTTGTGTTATGACCTGTATTGCTCCGCCAACTGAATCGTTGTAGTCAGCGGAAATCTGTATGGCTTTGATTGCTGCAGCCTTGGCAGTTTCTTCATCGGTAGGCTCTAGGGCAACTACTGCACCAAGTGCTGTAGCCCCACCTGCTCCTACTCCGTAGTAACCTTTGTCATCTTGGGACCAAGAGAAGTAATGGTCAACCTCAAACAACCTGCCGTTGATAATGAATAGGGCATCCCACCCTGATTCCTTGTCGGCAGCATCTATTACATATCCATGCTCTGTCATTGCTTTACGCAACGATGGCAGTACTGTTCCTACTAAGAAGGTTACTGGGTCCTTAGTGTAGGCAATTCGTGGTGGAGTCCAAAGGTATGCTGCAATATCTGCAGCCTGTGAATCTCCTGCAAAGCCAAAGGTATAACCAGCCTTTTCAAATATCTTGACCATGCTGGCTGATTCATACTTCCTGCCGTTATAGGTAATCAGGGCATCCGCTGCAATTACTGCGCTGTCCTTTAACTGGATACCTACAATGGCTGTCATCTTTACCCCTTATGCGCCGTATGCCTTGCCTGTCTTATTTGATATTTCAACTGCCTTTTGGATTTGCTTCATGCTAGTTCCAGCGGGCTGGATTCCTTGAGCGCGGGCATCTTTATATGCCTTAAGTTCTGCATCCCACTTTGAAGTGGACATGCTTACCTTAGAGTTGGCATCGCCTACGCCAAGTTCAAGTGTAGATATTTTA